TGGAGAAAGACTTCAAGTTTCAATCTCTGAACAGTTCGATGTTTTTAGATCAACACCTTTAAAAGATTTAGGTGGGATAACCTATGATGAAATAGCAGATCCAAAAACTAGAGCAAGAGTTCTTACTAAATTTATGGAGTCCAGGGTTAAAGTTGCAGAAAATATTGCTTCTGATATTTATGTTGCAAGAATGCAAAACCCTGAGAGATACAGTAGGGAGTTGACTGGTTTCATAAGACACATGTACTCTCTAGAAAAAAGAAAGTTAGGTCAACAAAAATATTCTTTTGATGATGTGGTAAAGTTTGGTATGCAGAACACCAGGGTTGGACAAGCCTTAAAACTTAAAGGTTATGACTACACTAACTCTAGGGACTATATTGTAGATGCTGCATCTGTAGAGGATGAGGTGCATCGAAGAAATCTTTTACTTAGTGAGTGGCTACCTGCATTTAAGGAAGCCAATAACATTACTGTTGAAACAGAGCAGACAGTACAGAGATAAAAAAACCCCCAGGGATTAACTGGGGGTTTAGTTTAAGACGATTTATCTTTATTCTTTTTATGATCAAGCATCAGACAGGAATAACAGAATGCTTGATTGATGATCTCGTCTGATCGTAGGTACTTCCCAGATGCTGCCAGTAGACCTGACAGTGCTGCACCTGCGAAGTAATCCCTAGTTGATATATCATCACTAGGAATCTCTTGTTGAACAAACTCTTGGGCTTCCTGCTCAAGGGTTTTCTTTTTTGTGGGCTTACTCATTCTCTTCTTCTGCCTGTTCTATTAGGAACTCTATCATGTGCTTTGCCTTGTATAGATCCTGGACACCATTCTTATTTCTCCAACGAGAAACATACTTGATAACAGAACCTTCACAGAAGTCTAATTCATTAGCCATGATAAAGTCGATAGGTTCTATTGCTAGGTTCTGGTAGTGTGTGCCACCCACTTGCTTACTCTTAGCACTCATACTTTCACCACATGCTTTGCATATTCCTTTACGTAGTCTAAGGGAAGAATAGTAATTAGATCTTCTTTGCCTGGGCGAGAGTAAAGACAAAAGTCACCCTTGTTTTTGTAGGAACACCTGGCTCGTAGATCTTCAATAATATCTTCAGGATCTATGAGATAATAGGAATCCTCAGATCTAACAGCTATCAGTCTTTCGATCCCATTGGGTACGCCCCACCCTTCCTTTGGCTTATTATCAGGTGGACGTTTAACTGTACGTAACTCCCACCATATTGTGTAGTCCACTGGCCCCTTGTGAGATCTGCGTTTACCAGACTTCACATCTACCTTACCAAACTCTTTGTCTAGAACATCCCAGTGTTCGTTAACGTCTTCATCGAAGGTAGCCTTACGAATAAAGTTATCACCTCGTAGTCTAATAAACTCTTGCTCTGCTTTATCGCCTTGAGCCATATTTCTTTTCTTAAGTTCAGATGTCACTTACCTTGCCCTCTGTATGGTTTTGTTGCCCTGCGTTTATGTTTATTCATAGAACCAAATTTAACTGAAGCGATCCTCTTTGATTGAGAGGTTTTCTTTTTCATGGGTTGATGTGAGTTTGCTGATGCTCCAACAATCTGTACCTTAGCCATAACGATCTTTTCTCCATTGTAGTTCTGCGAGTAACATAGTCTGCTCGTAGTCAGACATTATCATCCAATTTCTAATCTCGTCAATAGTTCTTTTACATCCTTTGCAAAAGCCTTCATTATCTATCTCACAAACCTTGATGCAGGGTGATGGAGTGCTCCCATATCTAGGAGCAATCCTTCTTCTTACATGAGGAATACTCATTCACACTTACGAAGCCCTGTTGCAGGATCATAGTAACAGGCTCCCCCTTCATCTACAAAGTCCTGAGTCTCTTCAATGTCATCCTCCTGGGCTACTTCCTCAGAGGTAGAAGCGTTGAGAATCCCATAGCGTTTACCTGCTGCCCTGAATGTAGTACAACCAGAAGCTCCACCATCGTAGGCATCCATGTAAACTTTCTTGAACTCTTCCCAGGTTATATCTTCTCCAACGTTACACGTCTTTGAACAGGCAGAGTCAACAAACCTGGAGGCAGCATTCAATACTTTGACATGATCGAATACAGACAGTTCATCTGCTGTCTTACCCTTCACACCAAATACTCTGAAGCCATAGTCCTCTACTCGTTCAACCTTGGGTCCATCGAAGGTTTGGATAGTTCTGTCGTAGTAATAGGAAAAGACTGGCTCAATGCCTGAAGAGATGTTGTCTGCTGAGAGACTGATAGTTCCTGTTGGTGCAACAGAAAGAAGATGACTGTTACGAATACCACGCTCCCAAATGAGAGTAAAAATATGAGGAGGCAAAGACTGAGCAAAGTCAGAGTCAAGAAAAGCTTTATCAAATAAAGGAAATGGACCCTTCTCAATAGCCAACTCAACAGACGTAGTGTATGCAACATCTCTTATTACTCCCATTATTTCTTCAAGAGTCTGTATGAAACGATCACTACCATACTCAAAGCCTAGTGCTTCAATAGCATTCGCTACACCAGTAACACCAAGACCCATCCTACGTTTACTCTTAGCTTCCTCTTCCTGTTCTTTCAGTGGATACACTGCTCTATCTACTACGTTGTCCATTGCTCTTACAACATGAGGTATGTCATTGCGAAGTTGGTTCATGTTAAAGACAAACTTACCATCATGCTCAAGGACATACTTAGTCAGGTTAAAAGAACCTAGAAGACACGCACCATTAGGAGGAAGTGGTTGCTCACCACATGGATTTGTAGCTGCAATCTTTTCGCAGTACTGTAGGTTATTCTTCTTATTGATACGATCAATGAAGAGGATACCAGGCTCTGCCCAGTCCCAGGTACTACGTAGAATCTGGTCCCAGAGTGCAGTAGCACTTACAGTTTTATAAACTCTACCCTCAAACTTTAGATCAAAGTCTTTGTCTTCCTTGACTGCTTGCATGAACTCATCAGTTACACCCACAGAAATATTAAACTGTGTAAGCTTATCGCTGTTGTTCTTTGCTGTAATAAATTCTTCAATGTCAGGATGGTCTACACGTAACACTCCCATCTGTGCTCCACGTCTATGACCTGCTGATGAAATGGTATTACAGATAGCATCAAAGATTCCCATGAAAGAGAGAGGACCACTTGACCTACTATCCAAAGAACGTATCAGTGCGTCACGAGGACGTAGAGTAGAAAAGTCGTAGCCAATACCACCACCTAATCTCATTGTCTCTGCTGCACGTTTTGCAGCTTCCATGATACCATCCATACTATCTTCAATAGTTGTAGAGACAAAGCAGTTGTAAGGAGTCACACGTCTTGGTGCTCCCATTGCAGACTGCACCCTCCCTGCAGGTAAGAATCTTTGGTTGTACAAAATAGTTCTAAAGTTGTTGAAGTGTACCTCATTGTCTTTGAGTGCTTCAGCAACCCTCGTCATTGCTTCCTTAAATGACTCTCCCTTACCACGATATTTCATGGCATGTATTTCTTCTGATATTGGTAGTATTGGTCCATAGTCCTGTTCTATGTTTGGTATGTTCATCTATAGTCTCCTGATCCCTTTAGTGTTCCACGTTTCTGTCTACTGTCTAGCTTCTTCATATTTTCTTTTACAACATCACTAAGTTTTATATCTAAAAGATTTAGTATAGCAATAAAGTAAAAGAACATATCCCCTGCTTCCAATGTGATACCCTTTTTGTCTAAGGGTGTATCATCCCTCTTATGTTTCTTTAGCTTCTCAAAGAACTCTCCTGTTTCTCCTATCAAACCCATTGTATTCTCCAGGAATCTTTTATCCCCAGTTGTTATCATCTTCTCTTCTACCCACTCTGCGTAGTCAGAAAGATCAATATCCTTTGCCTGTTGAAAGGTTTCAAAATATCCCATGTCTTCTAAGTCTTTTGCTGTCAGCATTATTTCTCCTTTGCATCTATTTCAATTATTTTAACATCGTCTATATCATATATAATGTCTTGAATTATTTCTTCAAGACTTGTCTTTGTACTATCTGAAGCAATGAAGTTTGCCTCAGGATCTAACTCTAATAACATCGTAACCTCAAACAACACAGGAACCTCCAAGTTATATAGAAGAACCCTTACAGGTCAATCTATTCTTTTAGCCAATCATCAGGAATTGTTTTCTCTGCATACTGAAAGCCATACTTTTTACACCAGTCTGCATAGGAAGACTTAGCACCCTTGTATAGCTTTGCCCTACTGTTTTGAAAAACAAATCTAATATCTAATTCAGGAAATTGTTTTGCAATCTCTTTGTGCTTACGCCTATCGTTTGCTACAAATCGTCCCTTGGTTTCTACAATGATACCATTCGACAAAACAAAGTCAGGTGTATACGTTCTCACTTTTAAGTCAACCCACTTGATCTTTTCTTTTTCGTAGGTGAACTCAATACCTTTGGAGCGTAGCTCTTTTGCTACATCGTCCTCAAAGCCAGAACGATACCCTGCCTTTATTGCTGCTGCCCTAAACTTTTTCTTGTTCATTATAAGTCAGGTCTTCTGGTACGTTTGGTGTAGTTACTACATCAACCAGTAGAACATCTCCTGTCTTGTAAACAAATCTCCTGGCTTCAGGCCAACACTTCTTATTGAACTCACAGAATCCACAGGAGGGATGAAGCTTTGTGTTAGGGCTAGTCTTTGACTGTGGTACTGGATCAAAACCTCTGTCAGGTATCTTACCCTTTACCATATCCTTTACCTGATCTACTTCCTTCTCCTTCTTCTCTAGCTCAGGAGTAAAGTCATAGACATCCAGGCACAGACCTCCACCTACTTTATCAACAACCAGGAATGCACCATGCGTTTTGTTTGTGACTAGTGGATCATTCTTGGCTGCGTACACGTAGGAACTTAGCTGACTGATGTAACCAAAAGGATCTTCTTCCCTTAGATTACCTTCAACAAACTTCTTAAAAGAGTAGGGAGATGCAGACTTAACATCTACTGTCATGCCATCAATGACTGCATCCCTGTGTCCTGCTAGGTCATTGATCCTCATTCGATCCTGTTGACCTGTTACTGTGTGACCTGCTGCCTCAACAATAGCCAAGACTAGTTCTTCAATCATGTCACCATAAAAAAACTTTAGCAAGTCTGATGGAGCTAAGGGCTTTGCAGTCTCAGTCTCATTAATTTTATACCATAGTTTTCTTTTGCATGGACTACCAATAGAAGAGAACGACAGATAACCTCGTGGTTTCTGTGGTGCTTTGAATCTTGAAGTCGCTGCTTTACCAATACGATCACCCATCTTTAAGCTGAGTAAGTGGTCCCATCCATTAAGGCCCAGTATTGTGTCTTCCATATCCTTGATGAGTGTGTCTATCTTTTTCATTGTGTATCCTTATATAACTACGCCCCCACCCAAAAATGAAAGAAAAAGGTGAGGGCGTATTCTTCTAGGGGAAAGGAACAGGAAAAACCTAGAAGGGGATTGAGTCCTGTGGTTCTTGGGAGGAAGTGGAAGACTTAGAACCACCAGAACTCTCAGAGTGATCTGTGAACATTGAGTCTGGTTGGGAGGAACCACCCTCTGATTCATAGACCACATGCTCTAGGATTTGTAATCCCAGAAGTCGTGAGCCTGTACGTGGGCTGTTCTTTCCACTGTACAGTTCAATCTTTACAATACCCTGACTACCATTACCAATAAGACCTTTTTCTTCAAGATCCCAGGCTTTACCTGTAATGTCAGCAACGATGGGTGCACCACCCTGCCAGTCAAAGTTACCCTTGTGAGGTCTGTCGAATGTGACTTTAAAACCACCATCTTCTTCTTTAAATGTTTTACGAAGACCTGCCTTCTGTAGATTTTTCATGGTCTCTTTATCAGTTACAACTGTAACTTTATAAGCCCCATCTGTTTCATTATGAAAGTCTGCACGATCTCTGTTGGACTCAAATACTTTTGCCCAGTGTATCGTACCCTTAACGTCATGTTGTGTTGATGGCATATTGCCCTCCTTTTATTTAACTAAGTTATACTTAGGGTCTATAACCCAATATGTCAATGGGTCTCAGCCCAATTTTTTCCTATGTCGTATGAGCCAGGTGTAGGAATCTTAAACCCTAGCTCCTGTCCTACGTCAAGCATGGCTTGTGCCTGTATCTGTCCAAGTCTTTCAGCCTCTTCCTTTGTGCCTACTACTTCTACTTGGTACTCATCATGAATAAACCCTACCATCTTGAAGCTGATCCCTTCCTTACGTGCTATGTCGTGCCAACGTAGGAGGGTGTACTTCATCAGGCAAGCCTCACCATTCTGTAGGATACCTGCCAAGGCTTTGTGGGTGCTAGGTACTTTTACCTTACGCCCATCGTAACCCTTGAACCAACCATTCTCTCCAACTTGTTTTATGTATTTGTTCTTTAGATCATAAAGTCCTCCAATACTTTGTTCAAAACGAATACGTGCGTCCTGTGCTTCCTTCATGCTGACCTTCAGTATCTGTCCAGTCTTTGCTATTCCTGCACCCAGAAGCCAAGCATAAATAAAAGTCTTTGCCATATCTCTTGTACCATTGGGTACATCCAGAGCATTCTTGTTTACGTTGTGAATGTCTGTCTCGTCTTCCTTCTTACCCTGCATAATAGCCTGGGCGTACTGATCCTCACCATACATACGCCAAAGGTAGTCAGCTAGTACTCGTAACTGAATACCATCTGCGTCTGTGCCTACTAGCCAGGAGCCAGAGGGTACAGTCCAACAGGCTCTGAGGTGTTGGTCATACTGCTTCTTTACTTCTTCTACTGGTGTCTTTGCATCACCATGAAAGGGAGCAGAGATGTTGGCTGTGTTAGGATCAGAGTGTGAACACCTACCAGTCCATGCACCTATGTTGTTTATGTTGCCATGAATACGTGAATCATCATTACACTGACCTAGCCACTCAACCAGTGAG